AAAGACCCTAAAGACGATGGCAAAGCAACAGGCGGTAAGCCAACGAATAAGTAAGAGCAAGAAGCGAGGCAAGCATTCCAAGAGTGCATCTGCCAACAAAGCGAGTAAGAACTACTCCAAGCCTTACAAGTCGCAGGGGCGATGACCAAGAACTTTACCCTTGCAGAACTGACTGCTACAAAAACAGGGCTTCCTAACGCCTTACCCAAGCACTTGGAACCCAACCTCCGTGCGCTTGCAGAAAACGTCTTACAACCCACGAGAGATGCATTAGGTGCGGTGAAAGTAACGAGTGCATACCGCAGCCCTGCGGTGAATAGCAAAGTTGGGGGAGCAAAGACCTCGCAGCATACGCAAGGACAAGCTGCTGACCTAAAGTTTGATGGTGGCAATGATGTGTTGTTTCATTGGATTAAGGACAATTTAGACTTTGACCAACTCATTTGGGAATTTGGCAATGATACTGCGCCATCGTGGGTTCACGTTAGTTACTCAAGTAGCAAGAACCGAAAACAAATCCTAAAAGCAGTAAAGCACAATGGCAAAACTAAATACCTCCTCTTTTGATGAATGGCTTGACTCCCTTGAAACTAAACCCCATCCGACTTGCAATGTGGATTCTCCCGATGGCTGCGACTCTTGCGGTAGTTAGCAGTTGCGCTACTGTGAAACCAGTCCTGCAGAGTGTGATTGTAAAGGACACGGTAATTGTCACCAAGACAAAGTACCTAACCGACACTCTGGAACTTTACAAGGACACGACAATCTACCAAGACAAGGTACGGTTGCAGCTCCAGTACATAGACCGAAAGGTGTTCGTTGAAGCAACGTGCTTGCCCGACACCATCCGAGTCACACAGACCAAGATTCTAACGAAGGAGAAGAAGCAGAGGGGATGGACTTTTGAAGGTGCAACAGTTATGCTTGGACTTATCCTTGTCGCTGCGTACTTCATCAAGAAGTGGATAGACAAGCTCGTAGAGTAGGTTTATTTGGCTTCTGCTGCACTTAAATACTAAAATGGTATAAGTGTATGCCTTGAGGTATTTGGATGCGTTAAAACGCAACTTCTTTCTTTTTCTTTATTAAGTTTCTTTTTCTTTAAGTTGTTTGGTAAAGTTAAGAGTTGACTAACTACTAACTAATATCAACTTGAAAGTTGATTAAGTTAAGTAACTAACTAAGTTAACTATTCAACTTTGATAAAAAACAAAATAAAATTGACATACGCAAATTTTGTTAATAAATAATTCTATGAACGACCAAATTTTTATTTATTGGGATGATGTACCTTTGGCTAATGACACCAAAGTATTATATCGGCAAGACGTTGAAGATAGAGGCGAAGGATGTGGTGATGGACTTCCAACCAGATAATTACAATCTTGGAACTGCCCTCACCTACCTAATGCGTGCAGGCAAGAAACCTCACAACCCTATCTGCGATGACATCCGAAAGGCTATCGCTCACCTACAATTTGAATTAGAAAGACAAGATGAGCAACGAACAGTTAGCACAACAAGCGAAGGAATCAATGTCAAGTATGCAGTACTATACTAACCCTGCCAAGCGCAGGAAGATTGACTTTCTTTTAGAGGAGTGTGCCTCCGTGATGGCTAACTGCGAGTCCACATACAACGCTCGCCAACAGGCGAAGTACAAAGAACAAGAGCTGCTATTAGAAATCTCCAAGATTGACCTGCACTTTGCCATCCAATGCGGCTATCTGATACCAGACAACTGAAAACGTACAAGGTGGTAGTCGGCAAGGTTCCAAGCCTCAACGCCTTCTACGCATCAAAGCATTGGACAGTCCGAGCAAAGGCAAAGACCAAACATTGCCAAGAGGTAACGTTGCAACTAGCAGACTATGACTGCGAGCAGATAACGGATGTACAAATCCTCTGCAAGGTCAACTACCGCTACGATATTGACAATGCGATAATGGCGGTGAAGTTTGCTCTGGATGCATTCAAGACTTGGGGTGGCGTAAAGGATGACTCACGCACCTATGTCCAGTCGCTAAAGATGGTTCACGACAAATCAATTCCCAAAGACACGGCAGAAATAACCTTTACTGGTTTGTTGGTAACAGAATAAGTTGTATATTTGCATAACTTAAAACCAATCAGTTATGACTTTATCATTCTCACAAGACGTATACACCGAAATGGTGCAAGTGCAACAAGCACAAATCCAAGCACTACAAAACAAGATACAAGAGCTTCAAGCTCGTATTGATGTTTTGGAGCAGCAATCAATTTTATTTATCTAAAACCAATCTATTATGTCAAAAATTATTTCAATCACCCCAACAGGCCAATGGCAAGATTTATTCAAGCTTGAGGTTCGCTTCGACAATGGAGACTTCGGTACTGCCTTTGCCAAATCACAGACCCCTCCCTATGCCGTAGGTGAGGAGGTTGAGTACACCAAGAACGAAAAGGGAACGGTGAAAATCCAACGCCCGAATCCTTATGGTTCATCTACTGGTTCAAGCTACACCCCATCAGCCCCTAAAGGCAACGATGAGCGTTCCGCTTCTATCATCCGACAGGTTGCTTTGAAGTCTGCGGTGGAGTACGCTTGTGCTGCGCAACACGATGTCAATACCATCCTTGCCAACGCAGAGACGTTTAACGCTTGGATGACTGGGCAGAGCGCAGCTCCTGCATCACACACCGAGCATTTCGCAAATCGCAACGACCCTTTCTGATTGGTTTTTAATAGGTCGTTGTGTGAAGCCCCTCTACGGAGGGGTTTTTTTATGTCAACTATTTTGTTATATTTGCTAACCAATCAGAATCAATGATACACCCCGACCTACTATCTAACGAATCTTCGTTACCATACCTCCAGAGAGCCTTAAAAGGCAAGTACTACGACACGGGCAAGCTCGGTGTTTATGAAGTAGACCAGTACTTACGGCTGAAAGATGGGGAGTTTGTGGTGGTCGTAGGCCACGCTAACGTAGGCAAGACCCATACGCTGCTTTACCTTATGCTTTTGCAGTCGTATAACTTTGGCAAGAAGTGGCTGATATACTCCGCAGAGAACGAAGTGCCAAGCCTCAAGCGCAAGCTCATTGAGTTCCTAGTTTGCAAACCCATACAAGGGATTGATGAGGGTATGATGTACCGCAAGCTTGACTTCATCAACGAGTACTTCCAGTTCATAGACGGCAACAGGCTATTCACCGCCTTTGAACTTCTTGAGGTAATGAACTCCATCAAGAACGAATGGAACTACACAGGGGCTTTAATAGACCCATACAATTCCCTATCAACAGACCAAAAGAAATTAGGCAAGACAGGGATGCACGAATACCACTACGAGGTAGCCTCTGCGCTTCGGGTATTCGCCCACCAAAACAACGTCACCACAATAGTCAACGCTCACCCCGTAACCGAAGCAATGCGCAAGACATTCTACAAAGGCCACAAGTACGAGGGGATGGCGATGCCGCCAAACACATCAGACATTGAAGGTGGCGGTAAGTGGGGCAACAGGTCGGACTGTGTAATCGTGATTCACCGCTTTGCGGCTCACGAGCAAGATTGGATATACACGCACATCCACGTTAGGAAGGTCAAGGAGATGGAATCTGGAGGGCGCATCACGCCCCTTGAAACTCCCTTAATACTTCAGAGCGTATTAGGTAATGTTGGCTTTGTGATAAACGGGCGTAACTTGCTGCCAATAAAATTAGATGAAACCCCTGCGAGCGATGTACCCTTCTGATGACTCACACGACCTCTACATTCGCGAAAAGCAGTTGATGCTTGCAGGTACTGCGATGTGGCTAGCGAAGCAAGCAGCAGACAAGGCAAACGGCAGAGAGGTACAGGATGACCTACTTCACCACGTTATGTCTTGCCACTACGCAGACCTCCTCTTGCAGCAGTTTATTGACTACCGCCAGTTCACCGAAGGCAAGATGAACGAGATGTACCTTGCCAACGCCAAGCTGCGAGTAGATAGCGAGGAGATGCACTACGAGATACAACGCCTGCAACAGATAATAGAGAACAACCTATGAGGCAGATATTCTCACCCTTTCAGAAGTACGAATGCTTTGCAGTAGGTGGGGTGGACTACCTCGTGATTGACTACACCATAATCCAAGACAAGGATGACAATTTAGTGGAATGGGCAAGTGAGATGAAATTCAAAAGACTTTCAGACCACAAGCACTACACTATGCCAATCGCCAAAATAATAACCAATCATAAAGAGGGCAGAGCAAAACTCTGTAAATGCAAATGAGACCATTTGAAATACGCCAACTAAAAGTATCTAAAGAGCAATACTATGCCCGTCTTGGGTTCCAAGACAACGGCAGCCGTGCGCATAAAGAAAGCACCGCAAGAGCAGCATTCGTATCAGCATTCCGAAGTCACGCCTCTCTGCACGAACTCGGTGAGGCCATAGATAAAGACCATTCAAGTGTAGCCTATGCCGTAAGGATGCACCACGCTCGTTTAATCTATGGCGATTATCAGCACTATTACAATGTTGCCTGCTGCGTTCTTGAAGAGAACCCGATGGCAACCAATGACAAGCCTAACTACGAGAGCCTAATGCAGGAACTAAATCAACTCAATGAAGTCGTGTGTGAGTTATCTAAGTATAAAGAACTATACTTAACTCTTAAACGCACATTTGATGAATTTTAACGTAGGGCTTTACCCCATCTATGGGCTTGTAGTTGGGGCAAATTGGTCAAAGACCGATTACCTTGAAGAAGATATTGTGATGCACACCGTTCAGTTTGCATTGTTTGTGATTATTGTAGAAATCACTTGGGACTCCTCGCAGTATTAGCAAAGCGACAGACCGATTGGATTCGGATGTGCAAGAGCTTTGGGGCGAGCGATGACCTTGCCCAAGAGCTTACGCAAGAAATGTACGTCAGACTGTACAAATATGTGGATGATGCAGAGAAGATAATGTACAACCAAACGGAGGTCAATACCTTCTTTGTCTATGTTACGCTGCGTAATATGTACGCCACCCTGATGCGCCAACGAGCAAGATTCGAGTTCGTAGACGTAGACATTTTAGAGGAGTTCATCTTTGAAGATACCAACGAAGATGCAGAGGTGCAGCTCATCCAACTTTACGACAGGGTATGGTCAACCCAAACTGACTGGCATTGGTACGATAAAAAGATATTTGCACTATACCACAACACCGATATGAGCATCCGCACATTAGCGGATGAGACCAAGATTTCAGCACGTTCAATTTTCAACACACTAAAAAATGCAAGAGAGCGAATCCAAGAAGACTGCCAAGACTCCTACAAAGCGTACAAAGAAGCCAAGCGGCTTGGGTGATACCATAGAGCAAATCACAACCGCCACAGGCATAAAGGCTGCGGTGGATTGGTTTAGCGAAGCAACAGGAGTTGACTGCGGATGCGATGCCCGCAAGGAGAAACTCAACAAGCTATTTAGGTACAGGAAGCCTGAATGCTTGACCAAAGAAGAATACGAGTTTGTGGGCAAGATGCGAGGCAGAAACACCGTCACCGCTATTGAGCAGACGGAGGTGAATAGAATCTACAACCGAGTATTCAAAGACTCCGTGAAGCCAACCAACTGCGGCTCTTGCCTACGTGGTAGGTTGCAAGAACTAGAGACGTTGTACAACGCTTATGGTCAGTAACGAGCGCAGGGTGTACTCCAATCAAGTTGGGGACATCACCGCAAAGCGGTTTGTAGAGGCTTGCGAGTCCATTGGCTACTCTTGTGAGAAGTCAGACCGCAATACTGACATCTACGACCATATTGATTACTTTGTTACACGGCTAAACGGAACAACATCCGTAGACGTAAAAGGAGGCAACCATCCCAACACCATCTGGGTGGAGTTCAAGAACGTAAAAGGTGACAATGGATGGATGTACGGCAAAGCCGAGTACATCGCTTTTGATATGCCAGAGGTGGGCGGTTTTGTGATGGTGAGAACGCAGGAACTTGCACGGCTATGCGAGAAGATTGTAGAGCCTGTGTTTGTCACAAAGCAAGAAGCGACAAGAAAATACTACCAAAGAGAAGGCAGGCAGGATGTCATCAGCAGGTTAGAGCTGCAAGACATACAAAGGCTCATAAGTTTTAAGGTACTAAACTACGCAGAGCCACAAGGGTCAAAGTGGTAGGAGATAAATAAATTGTTAATAACTTTTTATAGGGGTGTTGGTAATTTAATAAGTTGTTGTATATTTGGGTATAATTAAAAACCAATCATTATGAAACTATCTACTGACCGCGTTATTGAAAAGTACAACTTTTGGGCTTCCAAGCTTCAAACCGCTACTGACCGCACCGACAAAAAGAACGCTCGTGAAATGAAGGCTATGTTCAGCAATATGCTCGGGCAGCGTAACATCAATCTATAAAACCAATCAGATGTACCAATTCAAAGTTTACCTTGCAAAGACAGTTGCTTCATTAGCAATTATCTTCTGCCTTATTGGCAGCCTTGCCCTTGTTGAATTCTTAATTAATCTGTAAGATGACCTTCACATACAACGACCTAAAGTTTTGGCTTGAAGATGCCGACCTACTACCGCAGTCTTATTGGGATGCCCTTGAGGATTACGACCCAGACAACAAGAACTCTGATGAGATTCTTGCCAAGTTTCTCGGCTACGTTCACGTTGCTGACTTCTACAACTACGAGATGGACATCACCTACGTTGAGGAGTCCTACAACGAGGATGGCTACACCAATACCGTTGCTTACCCCACGACATCTATTTATGGAGAAGCCCCAAAGCTTGCTGAAGACATCTATGCCAAGTGGCTGAATTGGGCAACAACCGTAGCATCAGAAGAATGAAAAAAGAAATAGTATACATTGAGCCTAATGCCGTATTTTCATACGGATATAATGGTGACCATCTTGCAGTACTAATGCACTTTGATGGGCATAGGGCAGGGGCAGATGCTACTGAGGAGTTTATGATTGACTTCCCAATGCACGAGGATTATTATGACGCAATGAAATACTATTGCAGTCGGTACGAAGAATATATGATTAAAAAATTTGCTGAGAAATGAAATACGAAACTATCTCCCAACTGCTCCGACAACTGAAGTCGGCAGACATATCCGAATCAATCCTCAAAGACATAGAAACTATTGAGAAGGTTACCCTGCGTATGGCCTACCACGATGCCTTGCTTCGTGTGCCTTTTGACCAATGGTATGAAGCAACATTTAAGAAATGAACTTAATCGTTCAGCCCGTATCAAAGGATGAGTGTAAGGAGTGGATTCTAAAGAAGCACTATCTCAAAAGAATGACCTCTTTTACTTACTCCTTCGGGTTGTTTGATTCGGACATCTTGGTCGGTGTATGCACATTTGGCAATGCCGTACCGCTTACAATGAAGAAGTCTGTTTTTGGGGATGACTATATGGATTTAGTTTACGAACTAAACAGATTAATCACAAATGATGACCTTCCAAAAAACTCAAGGTCGTTCTTTGTTTCTCAATGTCTGAAGCACCTGCCAAAGCCAACGATTGTTGTGAGCTATGCTGACAGAGCATTTGGTCACACAGGTTACATCTACCAAGCATCAAACTTTATTTACACAGGATTGAGTCACACGCAACTTGATTGGAAGGTGAAGGGTATGGAGCATCTTCATAGTCGTACTCTGATGGATGAGTTTGCATTTCAAAAAGACCGCATCTCAAAACTCAAGGAAAAGTATGGAGACCTACTATATCAAGAGAGGCGAGAGCCTAAACACCGATATGTTTATGTCTGTGCAGCAGGCAAGATGCGAAATAAGATTATGAAGTCGGCTTTATTTGAGGCAAAGCCATACCCAAAAGAAACCAACAACCGATACGACACCTCTTTTCAACCAACAATTCAGATGAAATTGCTTTAATAAAATTTATATTTAAAAATTTGTTTACCTTTATTTAATTAACAAAACCAATCAAAATGAAAATCATAGAACTACTTGACGGAAGCACTTGGGATATGGACACAATCCTTGAGAAGATGCACGATGATGACTTTTACTACGGGGTACTCGGCAAGAACGCCTTGTCTTCCTCTGCTTGCAAGCTGCTGCTAACATCACCCAAGACGTACCACTACGTCACGAAGTATGGCAGCGAGGAGTCTGATGCGTTTGCAGTAGGCAGACTCGTTCACCTAATGGCTCTTGAGCCGCACCGCGTAGCGGAATACGAGGTGATTGAAGTGCAGAGCAAGAACGCAAAGGCGTGGCAGGATGCAAAGGGCAAGCGCAACCTCTGCACTCGCAAAGAGTACAACGAAGCCCAGAGAATATCTGATGCGCTCCTGCGCAACGAGAACGTGCTAGGGCTGCTAACTGGCTGCGAGTTTGAAGTTCCCAAGATTGGTATGATTGGCGGCCTGCCCTTTAGGGCGAAGGCTGACATCTATGCTGATGGTTTCTTGGCTGACTTAAAAACAACAACCGACCTACGAGCATTCCCCTACTCTGCCAAAAAGTACGGCTACGATGTGCAGGCGTTTATCTACACCCGATTGTTCGGAGTGCCGATTGATAAGTTCTTCTTTGTCGCTATTGACAAGGCAAGCCTTGACATAGGAATCTACTCGGTGAGTCCAGAGTTCGTGGCAGAGGGAGAACGCAAGACCCTTGAGGCTATTGAAATGTACAAGCAGTTCTTCATCTTGGGTGAGGACTTGGATTCGTACACAGTTGTCGGAACGTTATGACCGACATCACTAAATGCACGGGGGAAGGATGCCCACTAAAAGAAACCTGCTACCGCTTCACCGCACCTGCCGAAATGTACCAATCGTTCTTTGTTAACGTACCCATCAAGCACGGGCAATGTGAATACTATTGGAATACTAACCTTTAATACCAACGAGAGATGCAAGACCAATTTATGAGGATAGCAATGGCGCAGCTCCGTAGCACCTACCCGTTCAAACCCCAACGCAGAGCAATAGCTGCTCGGATGTGGGTAAAGTTTCTTGACCGAAATGAGAAAAGGCAAGGCATCAACAATTAGGTATAAAGCCAAGAGGCGTAAAACCAAAGGAATGCCTAAAGGCTACGCTGCGAAGTGTCTTGCTGAACAAAGAGAAAAGGATAGGCCACCAATTATGAAGCGCAGACCTAAAGATGAACACAACGACACAGAACAATATGATTAGACCATTCGTTCTCGCGTTCCACAAGCAGAACTCTGGAGTATCGCACCACAGGACATTTGCACCCTTAATATGCCACAAGGATGTAGATGTCTTTTTCATTGAGAAGATTACCGACATTGACCCAGAGATGTGGCCTAAAGTCACGCACATTTATTCTTCACGGACATTCCCTGTTGAGCCGTTTGATGACTTTGTAAAGCTCTGCCGTAAGGAGGGCATCAAGCTAATTGTTGACAATGATGACTGGTGGGTGCTGCCTCCTACGCATCCTCTGCAAGGGTTGTACGTTGAGCAGATGAGAACGCGCATTGTGCGGTCTATGAAAGCAGCGGATGAGGTTTGGGTGACAAACAAGCACCTTGCCTCAAAGGTCAAGAAGTATAATACCAACATCCGAATCATACCAAACGCCATCAGCGTTCCAACGTGGCAGGTAGAGAGAGAGCCAAGCGAAGAAGTACGCTTTGGGTACATCGGAGGCAACCACCACGCAGCAGACGTAAAGGAATCCACAATAAACCTTGAGGGCTATCAGGGCTATGTGGCAGAGGTAGATGGCTACCCCGATATTATGAAGGCAAGCCATAGGCTGCCCACGATGCCACCATCACACTACCACAAACTCTACGAATTCTTTGACGTGAGCCTCGTACCGCTTACGACATCCGAGTTTGCCAAGTGCAAGTCGCACCTAAAGATGTTAGAGGCAGGCTTTAGCAAGTGCGCCTTGATAGTGAGCAACACGCAACCCTATTCACCATACATCACGAAGGATAATTGCATTGCCATCAAGCACCCAAGCGAATGGGCAGGAGCAATTAAGAGGCTAAAAGAAAACCCTAACCAAGTGGCAGACCTAACGGAATCGTTATACGAGTATGTGCAAGACTTCACGATGGAGAAGATAAACGAACTGCGATGCTTTACATAGTTACACCCTGCTCACGACCTCACAACCTCGTAAGGCTAAAACAACATATCCCTGCCTATGCAACGTGGGTGGTGATGGTAGATGCAAATTGCAACTTTAAGGGAGCAACAGGCGCATCAGTCACCCACTACTCCACACGCACGGGTAACGCAGGCCACCCCCTACGCAATGAGTTCCTTGACTTGTATTCTGATTCCTTTACTCCAGAGGACTGGGTTTACTATCTAGATGATGACAATATCCTGCACCCAAAGTTCCTTGAGGAGTGGAGCAACTTGCATTCCCTTGATTGCTCTATCGTAACGTGGGGGCAAATAGGTAGGCTACGCCCTACCGACCAACCACAAGTCGGCAACATAGACACCGCCTGCTATATGTTCAAGCCATACGACTTGCCCACCCTACGCTTTGAAATGACGTATGAGGCAGATGGCACCTTTGCACAAGCAGCATCCGAGCAAGGAACACTTATCTGCGTAGAGCAGTACCTTTGTTATTACAACGCCCTAAAATGAAAACGAGCAAACAAATAGACGGGTGGTTCAACCACCAAGCAGCATACGATTACCTAATCCACAATATGCCTCAAGATGGCAAGTTCGTGGAGTTAGGAGCGTGGCTCGGTAAGTCATCGGCCTACCTATGCGACACCGCAACATACCAAGAAATCACAATCGTTGACACTTGGAAGGGTTCGCCAAACGAACTGACCACAACCCATAAACTTGCAACAGAGCAGAATGTCTACAATCTCTTTGTAGAGAATATGGGAACTCGCAAGTACAAGGCAATCAAAGCAACATCCAAAGCAGCATCAAAGAAGTTTGCCAACGAATCCCTTGACGTAGTATTCATAGACCTTACCCATACCTATGAGGCGGTAAAGGAAGACATCAAGCTATGGCTACCCAAAGTCAAGAAGGGGGGCTACATCGCAGGAGATGACTACCACCAACATTGGCAGGGAGTAATCCAAGCCGTTGATGAATTCCTGCCACGAGCTACGTTCATTGATGACTGTTGGATTTACCAAAGGTGAAGAACCACACGAAGGCCTACCTCAAAGGGATGGGCTACTCCACAACTGACTTCATTCCTTGCGAGGTATGTCAAGCCCAAGCGCAAGACATCCACCACATAGAGTCAAGAGGAATGGGTGGAAGCAAAATTGCTGATACCATAGAAAATCTGATGGCACTATGCCGACCTTGCCACGTCACCTATGGCGATATTAAGGAATGGAAGGAGCGACTTCAAGCAACACACGACCACCACCTATCAAAAAGAGTTATTTAGATAGAACCGAAAAAAACGGAACTCAACGGATATGAAAGATGACAAAGGCAGGTTCATAGCAGGCAACACAGGAAGGCCAAGCGGAACACCAAACAAGACCACCAATAAAATACGAGAGGCATTCCAAACCCTCATTGAAGCCAACCTTGAGAATATGACCCTATGGCTCACCCAAGTTGCTGCTGATGACCCGAAGGGCGCACTTGACCTATTGAACAAGATGGCAGAGTATACGACTCCCAAACTCGCAAGGGTGGAGAACTCACACGAGGTATCGGATGAGCTAACGAAAATCAAGGTAGAGATTGTCCGAACTAAACCTAAAGAGTAGCGAACTCTTTGAGAAGAACTACACCGCCCCAACTCGGATAGTAGTCAATCAAGGCGGTAGCCGTTCGGGCAAGACCTACTCGCTTTTGCAGATGCTCATCGTGATGGCGATGGAGGATAGAGGCAAGGTGTACTCCATTGTGCGCAAGTCTCTGCCGTCTTTGAAGATGACGGCCTATCGTGACTTCTTTGAGATTCTAAATGCCAACGGTCTCTACGATGAGGCACGGCACAACAAGAGCGATTACACCTACGAGTTGAATGGCAACCTCTTTGAGTTCATCAGCCTTGACCAACCGCAGAAGAAACGTGGAGCAAGACGTGATTACCTATTCTGCAACGAGGCCAACGAACTCACTTGGGAGGATTTCTTTCAGCTCTTGATTCGTACCACAGGAAAGATATGGGTTGACTACAACCCCTCTGATGCGTTCCATTGGATTTACGACAAGCTGCTGACTCGTGATGACGTGACGTACATCCAATCCACCTACCTTGATAACCCGTTCTTGGAGCCAAGCATCGTGGAGGAGATAGAGAGGCTGCAACATACGGATAACGATTATTGGAGAATCTACGGACTTGGAGAACGTGGTATGAGCAGAGCCACCATCTTCCAATACGGGCAGGCAGAGATACCAACGGATGCCACGCTCTTATGTCACGGGATGGACTTCGGGTACACCAACGACCCTACCGCACTTGTGGCGGTCTACAAGTCTGGTGACAATCTGTATGTGGATGAATTGATTTACCGCACGGGGATGACCAACCCCGACATCAGCAACGTGCTAAACTCACTTGGGCTTGATAGGCGCACGGAGGTATTTGCTGACTCTGCTGAACCCAAATCTATTGAGGAGCTGCATCGTATGGGATGGAACGTGAAACCCACGCAGAAGGGCGCAGATAGCGTTATCGTGGGCATTGACGTGCTTAAGAGGCACAAGCTATTTGTAACCCCACGCAGCAGCAACCTAATCAAGGAACTTCAGAACTACAAATGGGTAGAAGACAAGAACGGCAACCTGCTCAACAAACCCATAGACGCATTCAACCACGCCATAGATGCGCTGCGCTATGCAACGTATAACAAGTTGAGCCGCCCTAACTTTGGGAGGTATGCCATACGCTAAAACTAAAAGGTTATTTTAATACAATGGAACTAAAGGTTATTGTACCCACCGCCCTATCAGAGATAACGCTTGACCAATACCAACGCTTTGCGAGGCTTGAGGGCGATGAGGAGTTCTTGACCCACAAGATGCTTGAGATATTCTGCGGAGTGCCTCTTGCCAATCTTCCGAATGTGCGCATCAAAGATGTGAGCCACATCAGCAAGCACATAATGGCGATGATAAACGAGAAGCCAAGTCTTACGCCAACCTTCACGATGGGGGACACCAAGTACGGGTTCATCCCAGAACTAGACAATATCACCTATGGCGAGTTCGTTGACCTTGATGGCTACCTGCAAGACGTGCAAGACCTGCACAAAGCGATGGCGGTATTGTATCGGCCTATCACAAACGAGGTCAAGCATCGGTATCTGATAGAGCCGTATGAGGGAGCAGGTAGGTATGCCGAGCAGATGAAGCAAGCCCCGATGAGTGTTGCTATGGGCGCAACGCTTTTTTTTTGGCATTTAGGGAACGAATTGTTGCAGGCTATGCTGACCTCTTTGGAGGCGAAGAATCAAACGAATACTCCAAGCAAGGACAATTCAGCAAGCAATGGGGATGGTACGCTACAATCTATCAACTTGCTAAAGGAGACATTAGGCAGTTTGCAGCAATTACACAACTTCAACTCCACGAGTGCCTACACTTCCTCACGTTTGAAAAGCAAAAGCAAGAAGTTGAAAACGACCTAATAAAAAAGTCAATAAAATGAGACAGTTCTACGACATCACCACCAAGCTCAAGGACACCCTTGAAGCCAATAGCCAAGTCAACGTGGTAACCACAGGGGATATTTTTGACATAGACCTAAACAAGCAGACCATCTTCCCTTTGTCGCACATCATTATCAACCAAGCAACATTTGATGGACAAGTAGTTCGTATGAACGTAAGCCTTGTTTGTATGGACTTGGTAGATGAGACCAAAGAGAATCCAAGATTGCAGGCAGAGCCGTTCTATGGCATCAGCAACGAGCAAAACATACTGAACACGCAGCTTGCGGTCATCAACGATGTGGTGCAGGAATTACGGAGGGGTACTCTGTACACCGACCTTTATCAGTTGGATGGTACTGCGACTTGCGTTCCCTTTAGCGAGAGGTTCGAGAACTTGCTTGCGGGGTGGACTGCTACGTTTGACGTGCTGCTTGCAAACACCGAGATAAGCGTCTGCTAAAATGGCACGGGCTGATTTGGTTGCTGCAGTACTTATTAAGTTTGGCAAATATGTCATTCAACAGGCGAGGACTAACCTCACCAAAGGCAAGCACAACTTCAACAAGACCCTTTACAATTCCCTTCGATATAGTGTCTACTACTCAAATGATAAGTTCTCAATGAGTTTCTTTATGGAGGACTATGGTGAGTTCCAAGACAAGGGCGTAAAGGGCGCAGGTGGCACGAGAAAGAGTACAAGCGCATTCAACAGGCGAAACAACAAGGGCAAGATATGGAGGCAGAAAGCACCCAATAGCCCCTTTAGGTACAAGGACAAGAAGCCTCCTGTATCTGCATTCAAGGCTTGGTCAGAGAGCAAAGGACTAAATCCTTTTGCAGTCCGTGAGTCTGTGTATCGGCAGGGTATTACTCCCACTAAATTTTTCAGCACTCCATTTAATATCGCAATCAATAAGCTGCCACCCGAAATTGCTGACGCAATAAAAAATAGTTTCTAAAAAAATGAGTACACCTACTGCATCCACACCAAGCAGCCTTTCAATGGCTCGTAGCCCTTTGTTTATAACGGGCAAAAACAACGCCCTTGCTGCTGATGAGCTTAACGCGATGTCCTTAGATTTGTATATTTATTCAGGAGCAAAGACATTGCCTGCAACGGCAAACTACCTTCTTAACAAGACCTACTCCATTAACGAGGTAATCAACTACGAGATAAGTGACCTAATGCGTTCGGAGTTCTACCACGACTTCAGCGTATGGGATGACATAGGTTTCACGCAAAGCCCCCCTGCGGAGGTATTGTGGGTTGCTCCTCTTGGTGAGTGGACATACTCAAACAACGGAGATGCGCCTGAAGACGCTGTTTGGTCAGGCAATAACGCTCAAGCCTTTATCGCAACCGATGGATGGGCAACCCGTGACAACATTGCCCCTGTTGCGGTATCGCAGTTGGTGCTTGCAACGAGCAGAGACAGGCAGGTGCTTATCGGTAACTACGAGTCCCTTGCAATCAACAATAGCTTGGCTAATGACTTTGTAGAAATTGAGATTGCTTGGAACAATGGCGATGCCGATACCTTCTACACAACCGCTATTAGCAGCACCCCTCCCGACCCAACAAGCAACAACTCCCAAGACCTTGTAATCTACGCAGGGGTGGGTGCTGCAAACCTTGAGAACAACCCCTACATAGATAACACCATTAAGCCCTCTACTCACGAAGCAGGGGACTACTACGATGTCATTCTAAAAGATTCAGTAGGCGATACAATTACAACAGTACGCTACTACCTAATCTGCGAACCCAAGTACGACCCTGTGCAGGTGGCTTTCATCAACCGCTTTGGCGTTGCTGACTTCATCACGTTCTTCAAGCGCAGCGATGAGCGTGGTAACTTCACGCAGGACTCATACCAAAAGAGCATCTACAACGATGGCTTCACCACCCCTTCATTGGAGATAGGCAAATACCAATCTTTTAATGTCAACTCGCGCAACACCCTATCCCTAAACACAGGGTTTGTTGACCAAGACTACGATGAAACGATTGAGGATATTCTGATGAGCGAGTATGTCGCGGTCTATACCAATAGCAACTGGGTGAGTGCAGTTCCGAATCGTGGCAGCATAGAGTACCAAAAGAGCGTGAACACAAGGCTCATCAATTACACAATGTCATTTGACTTCGGATTTGATGAGCGCAGCTTGGTACGATGAACAAGGTTGATATTTACGTCAATGGCTTTAGGCTAGACATCTTTGATGATGAGGAGATAAGTATCAACCTCTCGGTGCAGAACGTGCAGGACATCAGCAAGGTGTTCACGGACTTCACGCAGGGATTTACCATTCCTGCAAGCCCACGCAATAATGAGATACTTCAGCACTACTACAACGCTAACATCACAAGTTCTGTTATCACTACCGAGACAGGCGGCAGCCCCGTATGGAATAGCATCGGTATCACTTGGAATACTTTTAATACTGTTTGGAACGCAGGTGCAACAAGCGCATCTGTTGCCAATACTTTTGATGGCAGGCTACGACAAGAAGCAAGAATTGAAATAAACTCCCTACCCTTCCGCACAGGCGTGATTGAGGTAGAGAACGTGCAGTTGAAAGGCACAGAGCCGTATGCGTACACCTTGACGTTCTATGGCGATGTGGTAACGCTTATGGACTTGTTTGGCGAGGATTATTTGTATGACGTTGACTTCAGCGCATTCAACCACGAATACACAGATGAGGCAATCTATGATAGGCTGACTACTGATACATACGTTCCTTTGTTTTATCCGCTATGCAGCCCCGTTAAGAATTGGTACTATCAAAGCGAGGGTGGTGCGGGAGCTAATAATGAAAATAACATTGCGTACAGAACCAATGGAGAAGCCCCCTCTCAAGGGAATAGGGGCATCCGTTACTTTGAATTAAAACCTGCTCTAAAGGTTTACGCTATTTTAGAAAGCATTGCGACAAAGTACGGATTCACCTTTACAGGTGAATTTGTTAACTCCGAGCCATTTCAAGACCTGTCGTTATGGCTGCATCGCTTTGAAGGGTACCTCTTTAGTGGGGGCAACGACATTGAATGGCAGTTGATAAATATGAACAACACGATAAGTGGTACGCAATTTAATTTAACCACAGACACTTGGACTGTTGCTGATACTGAATCATACTATTTAGAAATAGAAATGAGGAACGTCAATGAAAACTATGAGCTTGGTGTTTTTAGGAATGGTATATTTTTATCTTCAGCATTAATTAATGCACACCCCTCTACGGATGTCACTACCACGATAGAGTTTTTGCGTCTTACCACAGGAACAGAAGTGCAGCTATACATCAGACCTCAATCACCTACCTCTATGAACTATCGGTGCATAGATTACCAAGCGTTTGATGAGGAAACCCTTGACTCGCAATTTCAAGTAAATCAAACCACATCGGTAAGCTACACCTTCACTGTTGTTGTTTCCGATATAATGCCCGAAATAAAAATTAAAGATTTTATTTCAGGGGTTCTGAAGATGTACAATATGGTAATCGTGCCTACTACCTTTAACACATTCCTGCTTCAGCCGTTGCAGGATTGGTACGCAGCAGGCACCGACAAAGACTTCCAAGAGTATTTAGACATCACGCAGTATGTGGTGAACAGACCACCCCTATACAGGGAGATAGAATTTAAGTACCAACCGACCGAGCAGATACTTGGATTCCAATACCTGCAAACAAACAACATCGGCTTTGGTGATTTGAACAACATCTTCACTTTTGATGGTGAGGATTTGCTTATTGAGGTTCCGTTTGAATGCCCATTGTTTGAGAGGTTGACCGACCAACACGATGACTCATTAACCAACGTACTTGTATATAAGAGCATCACAAGTGAGACAAACGAAGATGGTGTATTTAATCCCTATTTGGGTGCGCCTATTTTGTTTTATGGATATTTTGATAATTACGACTTAACTGAAAACCCAATAGGGTTTGTAAACTCGGATGATAGTCACACCCAAGTGGATATTGCTTGGTATGCCAATACGTCAAACCGCTATGCGGGTGTAGGTATATCTAACACCATAACCTTTGGAGCAGACATAGACCCATTCTACCTTCAATCAATAAACCGCAGCCTTTACAATAACGAGTGGAGCGACTACATTACCGACCTGTACTCCAAGCAGCGCAGGGTGTACAACGTAGATGCGGTGCTGCCTATCGGTAAAATCATAACGCTGAACCTTCAGAATGCAATCATTTGGAACAACACCAAGTACATCATAAACAACGTCAACCTAAATATGACCACAGGCAAAGCATCATTTGAACTCCTCAACGTAGTATGAAGAAAGGTTATTTAAGTTATTTAATTGAAATACTAAACTCGGATGAGTGGCTTGGAGCAGGTGATTGCGTTGAAATCGCCAAAGGCAAGAACAAACTACCCGAAGGATGGAATGAATATATTAAGCTACAATGGCGGCAGTTGAAATAATTGAGATTAAAGGGGATGCTACATCCGCTATTGCTGCGCTTAAAGCCGTAGGGATAGAGGCTGACAAGACGCAGACCAAAGCCAAAGAGACAAACGAGGCCATCAGTAGTGGACTTGAAGCACTTGATAAGCGCACAGGCGGTGCAGTATCTGCGTTCAAGAGTTTGCAGGGTGGCATTGGTAGTGCGGTAAAAGCATTCGGCACACTCAAGGGAGCAATCATTGCAACGGGATTGGGTGCGTTGCTAGTCGCAGTAACATCGCTTGTCAGTTATTTCTCAAAGACCGAGCGTGGTGGTGATGCATTAGCGGTTGTTCTTGGCGCACTTGGCGCAGTAGTTGGCAAACTGACTGATGTACTCGTTAAACTTGGCGAGAAGCTCTTTGAGGCATTTCAGAATCCGCAGCAAGCCCTCAAGGATTTTGGCAAACTGCTAAAAGAAAATATCACCAATAGAATTGAAGGTTTGCTTGAGTTGCTTCCTGCTTTGGGTAAAGCAATCAGCCTTGCATTAAAGGGTGAGTTCTCCGCAGCAGCGAAGACCGCAGCCGATGCAGCAGGCAAGGTTGTGCTTGGCGTTGAGGACATCACCGACAAAGTTGGCGCAGCAGTAGATGCAACGGTTGAGTTTGGCAAAACATTGGTGGCAGCAGGCAAAGAGGGAGCAAGAGTCGCAGCATTATTAAATGCGGTAGAAGATGCAGAACGTGCGCTAATTGTACAACGTGCAAAGGCAAACAAGCAGATTGCAGAGGCACGATTCATCGCTGATGACCTAACCAAAAGCACAGAGGAGCGTATCGCTGCGGTAGAGAAAGCAGGAGCGTTAGAAGAAGAAGTAGCGGCAAAAGAAGTAGCAAACCAAACATTAAGGCTTGCAGCCTTGAGGGCGCAGTCAAAAATATCGGAGGTAAACGAGGAGCAGTTGGTAGCCATTGCAGAAGCAGAGGCTCGTGTTTTGGAGTTAGAGCAGGCGAGCATCGCTCGCAAGCGTAGGCTTGGTACTGAAGTAAAGGGATTGAGGGCAGAGGAGAAAGCAGCAGCCGATGAGAAGCTAAAAGCAGCTCAAGAGTTTGCAGCATTAGAGGAGAAGGCCGCGCAAGACTTTGCTTTGCAGCAGGGAGCTTTATTAGACAAAGCATACGAGATGCTACTCACCGACCAACAACGTGAGATAAACGCAGTCAACGATAAATACTTTGCCATTCTTCAACTAACTGAATTATCGGTAGAGGATAGGATTGCCCTTGAGAAAAAACAAGCTGCCGAGATTGTTGCTATCACAGAAAAAACCGCAGCAGCAACAAAGGCGATAAACAAAGCAGAGCAAGACGCAAAACTCGCAGAAATAAATCGCACTATTGATGCGGTACAGGGTGCGCTTGGTGCAGTATTCCAAAAGAGCAAAGCCATTGCAACGGCAAACGTAATTGTGGATGCAGCGCAAGCAGCAGTTGGTATCTTTAATAGTAGCACCTCACTCCCCGAGCCCTTTGCCTCAATAAACAGAGGGGTACAATACGCAGCACTTGCAGCAACTACATTTGCAGCAATACGCAATATCAACGCAGCACAACCGACAGGAACCTCCTCTGCTCCTGCTGCAATCAATTCCCCTTCTGCGCCATCACAACCACCGCAGTTTAACATCGTAGGACAGGGTGGAGTGAACCAACTTGCGCAGAGCATCGGTGGTCAGTTCAACCAACCCATCCGTGCATACGTTGTGGGTGGTGACGTAACGACCGCACAACAACTACAACGCCAAAGAGTAAGAACCGCAACATTCGGATGATGAAACTAATTGAACTAATACTAGATGAATCAATGCTGCTAACTGGCATTGACGCAATCTCCCTTGTAGAATATCCTGCGATTGAGGAGGACTTCATTGCGCTCAACTCACAACGGGTGGAGTTCGCTACGCAGAGCGATGAGAAGCACATCCTTATGGGAGCAGCACTCGTACCAAACAAACCCATCTACCGAGCAGAAGGCGAGGAGGAGTTCTATGTGTACTTCAGCGAAGCCACCATCCGCAAAGCGAGCGAGATGTTCTTCCAAAAGAGCAAGCAGAACAACGCTACGCTTGAACACGAAGTAGGAATCAACGGCCTCACGGTTGTAGAGTCGTGGATTATCGAAGATGACGTACAAGACAAGAGCAAGAAGTACGGCTTTGATTTGCCAATAGGCACTTGGATGGTATCTATGAAAGTCAACAACCCAGAGATTTGGACAAACTTTGTCAAGACAGGGAAGGTCAAAGGATTCTCTATTGAGGGGTATTTCGTGGACAAACTAAACCTTGCCAAGCAAGAGATGGCGCAAATAGAGGAGCAGGAAGCAGCGTTGATGCTTGCACAGATTGTTGCTATCATCAAAAGGGATGGTCGTAAGAAGTCGGGAACACGCACCGAGATGGCCTCGTATTCTGACTACCCCGATGCGGTAAAGAACAACGCCAAGCGTGGTATTGAATTAAACGAGAAGAACGGCAACAAGTGCGCTACTCCTGTCGGTAAGGTAAGGGCGCAGCAGTTAGCACAAGGCAAGCCTGTAAGCGTAGAGACCATCACACGGATGTACTCGTACCTATCAAGAGCCGAAGAATACTACGATGAAAGCAATAGCGAAGCCTGCGGCACAATATCGTTCCTGCTATGGGGCGGTCTTGCTGCAAAGCGTTGGGCAGAGTCCAAGCTAAAGGAACTCGGCAAGATTGAACTTGCAGTAGGCGTGCCTCACTACACCGCAGATGGCAAGCTATACACAGGCCTAACTCACAAGGATGCCGATGGCAGACTGATGACAGGCGCAGAGCATACAGAAGATAGCGAATACCTATACCATAAAGAAGACCTAAAGAATGTATAGACCAATGAAACTCCCTGTCGCATCCCCGCGAGGTGGAAGGCGTGGATGCTTATGCCCAGACAACACTTACAGGTCAGAATGCTGCGATGGCTCTCTTGCAGCGCAGGGTATCGGCTCACTAGTAGGTCAAGGCACAAGCGTTGTCATACTTGGCGAGGAGTGGCAGACCATCAACACGCTATGGGAGTCCACAAATACTCTATGGCAAGATTTATAAAAATGTTACAAATAACAAAAACCCCTTTAATTACTTAGATATGAAAGCGAATAACATACTTAACCGCATCCTTGCCGAGCTATCCTCCATCCGCGAGGTTAAGTTTGAGCAAATGACACTTGAGAACGGAGCCGTTCTTGAGGCAGAATCATTTGAAGCAGGTAACGAAGTGTTTGTCATTAGTGGCGAAGACCGAGTTGCTGCTCCTATTGGCGAACACCTACTTGCTGATGGCCGTATTTTGGTCATCACCGAAGAAGGTATAATCGCTGAAATTAAAGAAGCCACCGCTGAAGCAGAGGTAGAAGTTGAGGTTGAGGCCGAAGCAGCTACTGAACTTGCTGATATGCCAATGGCAGAAGAAGCCCCTGCGGTAGTTGCAATCATTGAGAGAGTTCTTGAGGAGATTGCAATGATGCGCGAAGAAATGAAAGGGATGCGTGATGAGATGGGCGGTTACGCCAACAAGGAGGAGATGGCTGCGGTTAAAGCAGAACTATCTGCCGCACCTGCTGCGAAAGCCATCAAGCACAACCCCGAAACAAAGCAAGTCCAAAAGATGAGTACCAATCGCCCACAAAAAACGATTGACCGAGTCCTTGCACGAATAAACAAATAATAAATATAAAAAATGGCTACGACCACTTCAATCACCACAAACTATGCAGGTATTTTTGCGCAGAAGTACATTTCTGCCGCACTTCTTTCTGCTAACACGCTTGACAAAGGACTCATTGAGATTCTTCCAAACGTAAACTACAAAACAACCCTTCAGAAGGTTGCTACTAACGACATAGTAAAAGATGGTACTTGCGACTTTGACGCAACTTCTACCTTGACTTTGACCGACCGCGTTCTTGCCGTTGAGCCTTTTCAAGTAAACTTGCAGCTTTGTAAGAAGGACTACTACTCATCTTGGATTGGTGGTCAAATGGGCTTCTCTGCTTACGATAGCATCCCTACTTCTTTTGCTGATTTCTTGATTGCCCACGTTGCTTCAAAGACTGCCCAAAAGATTGAGCAGAACATTTGGAACGGTAACGCTGCAAGTGCAGGTGAGTTCAGCGGATTCCTTTCTTTGATGACTGCCGACTCTGATGTTATTGACGTAACCGCTACAACCGTGACGGCTTCAAATGTTATCGTAGAGCTTGGTAAAGTTGCTGATGCTATCCCTTCTGCCCTTTACGGCAAAGAGGATTTGACTATCTATGTCCCACAGAACGTAGCAAAGGCTTATGTCCGTGCGCTAGGTGGATTCGGAACTTCGGGTCTGGGTGCAAATGGTGTTGACAATCAAGGCACAATGTGGTACGGCAACGGAGACTTGTACTTTGATGGCATCCGCGTTGCTATGGCAAACGGTCTTCCTTCAAACAAGATGGTTGCTGCTGAAGCTTCAAACCTATTCTTCGGAACAGGATTGGCTGATGAGCGCAACGAGGTTCGTGTACTTGATATGGCTGACCTTGACGGAAGTGCCAACATCCGTGTTATCCTACGCTTCTTCGCAGGAGTTCAGTACGGAATCGGAGCTGACGTAGTTCTTTACTCTTAATCCGAGCTAATGTAAATCAAGAGGGGGCTTGGGCTATGTCCTCGCCCTCTTTTTTAATTCTAATAAAACAAAGAAACAATGGCGTGTGATTTAACAAAAGGCAGGTTAGTTCCCTGTAAAGACGTAGTAGGTGGCATCCGTGCCGTGTACTTTGTAGACTTCGGTGACTTGGGTACGATTACCCTCACCAACGATGAGGTGACCGATATTTCGGGAACTTTCTCTGCGTACCAATACTTGGTAAAAGGCAACTCATCTTTTGAGCAAGCCTTTAACTCAAGCCGTGATAATGGCACAACATTCTTCACGCAGACTTTGAATTTGACGTTGACCAAACTCACAAAGGAGGACAACAAAGAATTGAAGCTGCTTGCTTATGGTCGGCCTTATGTTGTGGTACAAGACTACAACGGCAACGCATTCTTGATGGGTCGCGTAAACGGTGCTGAAGTAACGGGTGGAACGATTGTAACTGGTGCTGCAATGGGTGACCTGTCTGGTTACACTTTGACAATGGAGGGACAGGAGACAATGCCTGCCAACTTTATCAATGGTGCAACTACTGCCAATCCTTTTGCAGGACTTGCAAGTGCAACTGACACGATTGTTGTAGGTACGAACTCGTAACCTACCGCAAGGCAGAATAGTTAAGGGGGCGCAAGCCCCTTTTCTATTTTCAAACAAATCCAAAGTAAAAGGTTATTTATTTAAGATGCATATTCTCCAAGTATCAGCCTCGCCACAAGCCATTGTAATTATACCACGCACATTCCCTGCGAGTGTAACGATTGCCTTGATTGATGAATCAACAAACACTACCGCAACGCCTGCGGTTACGCTTGCCTCTGCTAATGGTTTTATGACGCTCACAGGCACGTTTAGCCTTGTCAACAATAGATTCTATGGCTTGAATGTATTTGCATCGGGAAATCTAATATACAGAGACCGAGTCTTTGTAACTTCACAAACTGATTTCGACAAATTTACGGTGAACCAAAACGTCTACACCGAAGAAACAAGCTACAACAATGAGTACATCATCATCTAAAATTCACGTTGTGAACTTCAGTTCCTACACCACGCCTGTTGTAAAAGAGGTGCAGGGTAAGGACTTCGTAGAATACGGAGATAACAACGACTACTTCGGGTACTTAATTGACAGGTACAACGGCTCACCTACCAACAACGCCATCCTCAACTCTTTGATGGATTTGACCTTTGGCAAGGGACTGGATGCAACGGACTCTGCCAAGAAGCCGAGCGAGTACGCAGCAATGCGTGGCTTGTTCACAAAGTCAAATATGCAGAAGGTTGTTGCGGACTACGTTATGATGGGGCAATGCTCTTTGCAGGTCGTGTACTCCCAAGACCACAATATGATTGTAGAGGTGCAGCATATCCCGATAGAGACGCTACGAGCCGCAAGGTCTAACGAAGACGGAGAGATTGAGGCGTACTACTACGCAAAGGATTGGAGAGAGGTAGCAAGCAGGAGAGAGACACCTGTGCGCATACCTGCTTTTGGCAAGAGCAAAGAGGGTTTGGAGATTCTGTACATCAAACCATACCGAGCAGGATTCTACTACTACTCCCCCGTTGACTATCAAGGCGGACTTCCATACGCAGAGCTTGAGGAGGAGATTGCCAACTACCACATCAACAACATTCAGAACGGCCTTGCGCCTTCTATGCTGATTAACTTCAACAACGGAGTACCTAGTGAAGAGGAGCGCAGGACTATTGAGCAGCAGATTGCCACAAAGTTTAGCGGTAGTTCAAACTCTGGTAAGTTTATCCTTGCTTTCAATGATAACAAAGAACTTGCTGCAACGGTTGACCCTGTGCAGTTATCGGATGCTGCGGAGCAGTATCAGTTCTTAAGTTCAGAGGCAACACAAAAGATATTGGTGTCGCATCGTATTGTAAGCCCTTTGCTTTTGGGCATCAAGGACAACACAGGTTTTGGCAATAATGCCGATGAATTGATGACCGCATCGGTGCTGCTTGACAATATCGTTATCAGACCCAAGCAACAGATTATCATTGACGGCATAGACCAAATCTTGGCCTACAACGACATCAGCCTCAACTTGTACTTTAAGACCCTTCAGCCTTTAGAGTTCACCGAAACGGAGGTACAAGATGCAGAGGTGGTAGAAGAAGCAACAGGCGTTAAAACAGAAGACATTGAAACCGTGCAAGTGAGCGAAGCCAACGAAGACTTAATCAAAAAGGATGCATCGTACAACGGAGCGCAGATTGCAAGCTCTTTGCAGATTATGCAGAGCGTAAAGGATGGCGTTCTAACGATTGACCAAGCAATCACGTTCTTGGTGCAGATGCTTCAGTTTGACCCCGATGTAGCAAAGGGATTGTTTTCTGGCAATGCTGCAAATATCATCTCCCAGATGAAGGCGCAGAAGAAGGTCAAACTTGCAAAGAAAGATGACCGCCCCTTCTTGCGTGATGAGCTTGCGGCAGAGTTGCTACTGAACATTGAGAGTCTAGGCGAAAGCGAGGAGGAGCTGATGCAGGACTTTGACCTAATCACGGCAGAGCTTGTTGAAGATGAAGGAGCAGAATACGATGTAGAGGCATACCTCAACTCACGCACCGACCTTGCAGCGCAGCAGGCAAGTGAGCAAGACACAGAGCGATACAAGGTTCGTTACTTCTACGCTAAAGGCACACGCAAACAACCCGAAGGTGAAAGCCGTTTGCTATGCCGCACGTTACTTTCCGCAGGGCGAGTCTACCGCATGGAGGATGTCGAGGCATTAAGTTCAAAAGGAGGAGCAGAAGCACAAGGTGAGCCGTATAGCGTATGGCTTTTCAAAGGCGGTGCTAACTGCCACCATCGTTGGGAGCGTAGAATCTACCGCAAGAAGCTAACCAAAGAGGGCAACATCTACGGAGGTGGCTCTTTGAACGGCACGGATATTATCAACGTGAACCAAGCTATTCGTATGGGATTCCGACCTATGCAGAATGACCCCCTCGTTGCTATCGCCCCTATTGAAACACCAACAAGAGGATATAAAAATTAAGAAATGGCAACGGCATTATTTATTAAAAGAGAGGACTTGGTTCGCAACACCGCGATTGGCGGTAACGTGGACACGGATAAGTTTATTCAGTTCATCAAGATAGCACAGGAGATACACATCCAAAACTATACAGGAACGCAACTATACGACAAGATTAGCACGGACATCACCAATAGCACTTTGGTAAATCCTTATTTAGATTTGGTTAATTTATACATTCAGCCAATGTTAATCCATTGGGCAACTGTGGAATATCTCCCCTTCGCAGCATACACTATCGGCAACGCAGGGGTGTTCAAGCACAACTCCGAGAATTCTACTACCGCAGAAAAGATTGAGGTTGACTATTTGGTGAACAAGGCGAGGGACTTGGCGCAGTACTACACCGACAGGTTTATCACTTATATGAGCTACAACCAAGCAACATTCCCCGAATACAACTCAAACAACAACGCTGACGTTTACCCCGATACTGACGCAAACTTTGCAAGTTGGGTGTTATGAGTGGTAAGAAACAGACATACACTCCGAAGCGTAGCAACATTGTGAAGTTAAAGAGTTATTTAGACAATGGGAGTTCAAGGCGATTGGGGACAAGGAGCAGCAAACAATGACATCTATTGGGGTCAAGCAGCAGCAACGAATAGTATCTCTTGGGGTATGGTTCAGCCATTGTCTTATGGTCATCCTACTACAAACCTATACGGCAACAACGAGCAAGGTGCTTGGCAGTTGATAGAAGAAATTTGGAATACTTGGAGTACAACTTGGGAATCATAAAATTATGGGAACAACATTAACGGGGACAACCCCACAGGACACATACGATAGCCTTATTAAGGTTACGGACAACGGGCCATTAAGCGGCTCACTCAAAGTTTTAAGCGATGGTTTGGGTAATGACTCTACATTGTCTTTGTCTACGACTGCTGCTTCTATCGCAGGAACTTTGGCAGTAACGGGCAACGCTACGTTTGACACGACTACTTTATTTGTAGATGCTGCCAATAACAAAGTGGGTATTGGTACTGCAACTCCGAACCAACCTTTGACTGTTGGAGCAACAAACGGATACCCTGTAATTGATTTTGAGAATAGCAACACCGCTTATGGCGATGTGGGTTTTCAGGTTGATAAGATGGTTTTGAGTGCTTACTCAAGCACACCGCTAACCTTTTGGACTAACTCTAACGAGCGTGTTCGCATCACCTCCGCAGGCAACGTAGGCATCGGCACGACTGCGCCAAACATTGGTGGTTATGTAGCAGGAAATACAGTTCTTACTATGGCACCATCGGGTGCTGATAAATTTAGCGTTCTTCAATTAAGCGGGAACAGAGGATTCGGAGGAAATCAAAACGGAAACATTGATTTTATCAATAGTGAAGGAACGGCAACCATAACTTCAAGAATATCTGCTATAAATGGTGCAAATGCTTTAGACGGCCAAATGGCTTTTGAAACACGAACATCAGCAGGTTCTTTAACCGAACGCTTCCGCATCACTAACAACGGGGTAACCTTCAACGGGGACACCGCAGCAGCCAACGCCCTTGATGACTACGAAGAAGGCACTTGGACTATGGGTTTCTCGTTTGGTGGTGCGTCTGTTGGTATGACTTATTCCCTAACTACGGGAACTTATACCAAGATAGGAAGGCAAGTTAGTGTGAGTGGATTACTGCGTTTGACCGCTAAAGGAAGTTCTACGGGTGACGCTCGTATTACGGGCTTGCCTTTCACGGTTGCCAACACAACAGGGAATTTGAGCGCATTAAGTTTTAGAATTCAAAATATAACTTTTACAAATCAATTTCAAGCGTACGCAGGAGCTAACAATACAACTATTGAATTAGAAGAAGTTACAATTTTAGGCGCTATGACCCCTATTACAGACGCTGACTTTGCAAACAATAGTGATATAGTGATTTCACTTACCTACTTCGTATAATAAATAAAACTAAACAAAATGATTGAAGAAGTAATCTACATCAGCGAATTCAACGTCAAATTAGACGGAACTATCGCAGTCCGCAAAACAACAGACGTTACCAAAGACGGAGCCGTTATCGCTTCATCTTATTGGCGCGTGGTGCTTGCAGTAAACGACCCTGCTGCCGATGAGGTATTGGGAGTTGATGGCTACTACCGCACCCTTGCCAACGATGCTTGGGCAATGATTCCAACGCCCGTAGTGGTTGAGGAAGTTGTTGTAGCAGCAGGCGAGTAAAGTATCTTTGGGAAAAATAAACCCAATGGAACATTTACAACAACGGCTTGATGCATTAAAGCAGCAAGAGGCGAATCTACTAATGCAATTAGATGAGGTTCGTGTCTTGGTATCTGCATACGAGAACACCCTAAA